CGCCAGGCGCGGTTGAATCACACGATCATAAACCCGTGTGATGCCGTTGAGCCCATCGTAGTTTGGAAATTGAGTGTCGTGAACTCTCGTTGAGTTGAGAGTTCTTTACTATACGCGTATTGACAACCGCGTATGAATCTGTAGTATATTTTCCTAAGGAGAACTATTATGTCCGCACCAGTAGAGTATTACCGTAAAGTAATTGAAATCATGTGCCTTCGTCAAGTTGTTCACGAAGCGAGGTTGTGCCGCGAGGCACGGATCTCCTATGTGAATAACTCAGACTTGGACACAGCTTCACTCGAGGATCTTAACAAGATCTACGAGGCTCTAATGGCTGACCTTGTCGACGCTGCATTCGACGCTGACGGTTTACCGTCTGTGAAGATTGTGCGTGTCAAGGTTGGACGTGCGCTGAACGGTCGTTTCGTTTCATTGAAACCCCGTGAGACCTCATGCCCCACCCAGATTGATTGGGAACTGGTACCTTTTAAGTGGTGAAAACCATTTAATAAATAGGTATATCCAGCCCGTCGATTGACGGTGGTTTAATGAGGCTCTGGCGCAATAGGCGCTTCTGTCTGTGTGAGTGTGAACCTATACTCACTGTCGACAGTTGCGCTTCCGTTGGAGATATACTGCAGTGTTGCATGTGACGCTATTTGTTGCATGCAGCGATATCACTTAAGGAGAAATCAGGAAATGGTAACTTATTCGCGCTTAAGGACACGTAGTAAGCCCGGCTCTGCTGTTAATAAGTGGCTGGAAACAACGTGTCATGACTGTTCCTCTCGAGGAACTGTCACTACACTATTAAGTCCAGCCGCCAGCAAAGTCGGGTTCTACGAGTCCATGTCGGATTTGGTTACGCCTGGTTTTCGACGGATGTCTGGCGAAGGGAAGGTAATTATCTCCCCTATGGAGCGCGCAACCGAGGACCACGCTGTGAGCGGAGATTATTCCCGCACAGAGCGTATTAGTACGTCCTCATTTGGTTGTGGGCTCGCGCCAGTCTGCAAAGAGACGAAGGATTATAAGGGCCCTTGGGGCCTCTACTACCTTCAGGGGTACCCAACTTCGGGTGCTCAACTCTCTAAGCAATCCGCCCTCAGTCAGCCAGATATATCGGCTGCTGACTCCGCTGCTGCCACTCAAGCATGGGCCAACACGTCTAATCACTCTGCTGATATCTTACAAGATATCGCAGAGATTGAACAAACGTTTCGGCTTCTGCGGAATCCCTTGCAAACAGGTCATGCATTCATAGACAAAATTACGTCGAAGAATGCTAGACGTTTGACCAATAAATCCGGTCAAAGTGTGTTCGGGACTGCTGCAGACGCATATTCGTATGCGAGCTCTATGTGGTTGCAATACCGCTACGGGGTAAGACCCCTTATAAGTAGCATTAGTGGTATCCTGAAGGAGCTGCAGAAAACGCAGCGTCCTGTGAGGAACACGTCCAGGGGAAAATATACCCTGCACGCGTCGAATACCTCACAAGGGACCTTAACTTATAATGCATCGAAGAACACCTATCAAACGACCGTTTCTGACAGTTATGACGTCAGCTGCGGTATCGTTATTGATGAGGTGATCGACATTGCTCAAGCTCTTGGAGTTGATGCCAGCGGTATGCTGTCATTACCTTGGGAGCTTGTGCCATACAGCTTTGTTGCTGATTGGTTTATCAATGTTGGTGCATTTTTAAGAGCGGTCATCCCTTTCACTTCGAAGTCGCCGGTTGGATCATGGACTAAGAAGGTGCGGACACAGACAGTGACGTTTCAAATCACTGGAAGTGTTGCCGCATCTCCTACCCAGTTCAACCTTTTGAGGGGTGCCAACGAGCTTTGGAATTCTACGTGGATAACTACCACGCGGACTCCTGGCATTGTTGGTCCCTCAGTGGTGTTTAAGCCTTTCGCTTACAAGGACGTTTTAGCTGACGCCCGAGTAATTGATAGCTTGACACTGTTAACTCAGAAAATGGATCGGGTCTTCAGGCACTAGTCGGTGCTTGGATCCGGTTCGACTATTAAAGGAGTTATCCTCATGTCTCTTACCATCAACGCAAGCACCTACACTCCGGACCGTTACGGTTCGGACGCTATTGGGTACGTTGGACCGGCTCACACTGTGAGCGTTGCAGATGATGCATCGCTTTCACGTGTAGCTCCGAAACCAACGACCACATTTAGCGGCGTAGGCCGTACCAGCGCAAAGTTGACGCGCACTCACACCCTGACCGGTGCTCTTACCACAACTGGTAACAGTATCGTTCAGATCAATGTGAGTGTTCCCGTTGGCGTAGCCGGCGCGGATGTTGACGCGATGTTGGACGATATGGGTGCCTTCCTGGCATCCGCGAGTTTCAAGACGCACGTCAAAGGACAGCAGATCACGTTTTAAAGTGACCTGCTTGAATTCCGATGAAGCGTATCTTGTTGCTCGTTGCGTTTTGGCTGGTTTTACTAGCCTGGGCGCTCGTCCATTTCCACAGCTACAGTACGCTGTGGAAAATACTTACCTCTGGAGGCTATAATGCACCCCAAGCAAAGGTCATCGTTGTTGCAACAACTCCGCAAGACCGACGAAAAACTAAAGACGACAAGTTGGCGAAGATATGTCAACTTTATGTCGATAGTTTTGGAGAGCTACCCAGAATCAGTAAGTGCCCCTGTTCTTGGCGCCTTAGAGGCCAAGGACTTTGGGACATTGCTGGTTCTGGCTGATACTTTAGGTTCCGCAGTGCATGGAACCGTGGAGGATTCTTTCTCCGCGTATCAGTTATCCGCACTCATCAAGAAGTATCCGTTTCCCGCGCCCGAGCTTGCAAAACAAGCCCGTGCAAAGGCAACAAAAAAATTCCACGCATCAGAGAACCGATGCCGGAAATACAACTTGAAGTACCATCGCCGAAATACTGGCCGATGGGACCCTGATGCGGACACCCATAAAAGGATGTCTGACTGGATAGCGTACATTATCGGAAATCAACCCGATTTGCCCGCGATCTATCAGGAGTGTGGTTTTGGCCCTGGGGCATCCGTAGGAGTACATGGTCAGAATACCAATCTAGCGAGGAAATATCTCTCGAGAGAATGGTCATGTACACCCGCCGCCCTTCCATACGCCACGTCAGCTTTGGCACAAGACGAGCATGTCTGGGAATTACTCAATCCAGACAAGACCCGTCCCGTGTGCTTCGACTATTCCATCTTTGAGAAATCAGTGATGGATAAGACGCGGCTGGTACATAATAATAATATAGTTTTCGTGCCAAAAACGACATTGGTTGATAGAACCATTGCCGTTGAGCCACTTTTGAACGGCTATGTACAAAAAGGAGTCGACAATTATTTGCGTCGACGCCTCAAGCGCATAGGCCTTGATCTATCGGATCAAACCGTAAATCAAAGGCTCGCCTATTTGGGTAGTCTACCCAACCAGGCGGATCCGTTCGTAACCATAGATCTGTCCGCAGCCTCTGATAGTATTTCAATCGAGGTTGTTCGCAGACTCTTACCTCCTGAATGGTTCGAACTTTTGAACGCACTAAGGAGCAAGAAATTTAAACTAGACGGCGTAGAACATACGTACGAAAAGTTTACTTCTATGGGTAATGGCTTCTGCTTCCCTTTAGAGACGCTGATTTTCGCGTCTGCTTGTCACGTATCATCGCCCGGTGACTTTGTTGTCTACGGTGATGATATTATAGTCAGGCAATCCAAAGCCGAAGAAGTTTTGAGAACACTTCGCGGCCTAGGTTTCCGACATAATCCTGATAAGACCTTTTTACAGGGTCCGTTTCGGGAGTCGTGCGGGGCAGATTGGTTTGCAGGTCGTGATATACGACCGTTAACTCTTGATTATGCCTTCGATTCATTTGAGAGCATAGTCAAGTTTCATAATCTATCATTGTCGAAGCCTCTTTGGGCTTCGTACTTCAGTAGGGTACGAGAGTACCTTATTGAGCAAGTACCTCAAAGCGTCAGATTCACTCGTCCCTTCACAGGGACTGTGGATTCAGCGTTCGAGGTGCCGCTTGATAGGTTCCAAGCTTCCACCTTCGCGCACTGGAATTTACATCTCCAGACGTGGCAGTGGGTTGAGCTTGTTAGATCAGCTGTCCAAGATAAAGGATTGCTGTCTAATGAACGGTATTATACCGTGTTAACGATGGGCGCTGTGAGAGGTTCACCCTCACATTGTCCATTTGCATCACGTCGTAAGACGTCACGGACCATACGACGATTGTCGTATGCGGGGGCCAGTAATACTTGGCTCCCGCCTTCTGTCAGTTTTCCGACAGAGGGTTTGATGACCTTGCATTACCTTAATCAAATGGTAATGTAGGCACATCAGAGGGGCATGGATTTTCTATCCCATGTGGTAAGGATGATTGAGC